ATCTGTCTGGACAATATTCCTGCTGAACACACCTTTGAATATCAAGGCAAGAAGTATGTGAAGGTGAACATCAACCTGCGTGATCAACTTGATGACTATGGCAATGATGTGGCAATTTCCGTGGACACATGGAAACCAAACAAAGAAGGAAGCGTCAAAGAAAAGGTTGTGGCCAAATCAAAGGCAAAGGTTGTGGCCAAATCAAAGGCAAAGGCCGCAGCCATCGGAAATGATGACCTGCCATTCTAAACAACAAGCAGCAATTGACCTGTTGGCAGATGATGAACTGCGTGAACTTGCAGTTCGCATTTGTCACAGGTTTGCTGATGACCTTATCCAGGAATCTGCAATGGTCATCCTGGAAATGGATGAACAGAAATGGAACAAGGTCAATGATGGCGGCTATCTGCGTTACTACGTAGTACGCACCATGATGACAATGGCAACATCACCAAGGTCAACATTTGCAAGGAAACACGGCCTATTCGCACACAACAAGCAGGTGCCGGACATTGCAGATGATGCTGATGGCTATGATTGGGAACAAGAAGATGATATGATGATCATTGAAACATTGTTGGACAGCTATCATTGGTATGACAAGGAAGTGCTGCGGTTATGGCTGCAAGAAGGCAGTTATCGGAAGGTCAGCAAGAAGGTTGACATTCCATTTAAATCAATTGGTAATTCGGTCCGTAGAACTTTGGACCAACTAAAGGAAGACTATTATGGAATTATTCTTCAACGCTGTATCAGTAGCGGTCATCGCATCACTACTGACAGAAGTGATCAGCATACAGACCTACATTAAACAATGGCTGAACATAGATGAATGGGCGAGCATTAAGCCATTTGACTGTTCATTGTGTCTATCGTTTTGGATTGGTCTGCTAATTGGAGCAGCGACAACTGAAGCTGTATGGCCATCTGTCCAGGTGGCATTGATGGCTGTGTTGATTGAACGGATTCTGTACAAATTCCGAATCTTCTGGATGCCATGAGCAGCAAGATAGTCAAATTGAATGGCCACAAACTGAAGGCTGAGAAGATAACCCGAAAGGTTAATTCAATAGTTCGGTCAATTGAAAGGCTTGAAAGGTTAAGCAAAAACAAATAAGATGAAAACAAGAGAACAAGCAGAGGCGAGGGCGTTGAAGTTATATCCAAAAACACACATAGCAACCGTTAACCAGTTACACGAAGTATCAAGAGATGCCTTCCTTCAATGTTGGGATGAACTCGAAAAAGCACTAAACAAAAAGAAATAATATGACCTATTCCTACAAATGCCAAGGAAAGTGCAAGATGGTCCAAGACTATGTGCATGGAATGAACGAAAAGCCAACATTCACCTGCTGTGACAAGGTGATGAAGAAGGTATTCACAAAACCTGTGGCCATACTTGGTGCCAACACAGGTGGCAGAAAAGGAATGTGACATGGATGATGTGATTCTATTCTGTTTTATCCTGTTGCTGTTGATTTGGGTCGTTAGAATATTGAACGGAGAAAATTTTAACTAATGGACAAAAAGGACATTTTGCTATTTATAACTGAACGGAAGGCACAGCTTGAAATGATGGCAGCCAGACAGTTCAGTGGAAGACTGACAAAGAATGAAGTTCAGCAGTACGAAGAAACATACAAGGCCATTCACGGAAATGCACGTGTGTGTTTCACCTGTGGCAATTCTGCACAGACAATGGCACGTGTCATGCTGAAATTCGCTGAAGAAAATAAGCCAAAGCCAAAGCCAAAGAGAAGAAGGAAGAAATGAAGGAGAACAGGAACCATGAGAACTATGGTGTGTATATCACACACAACACCTACACCATGAAGTGGCACGCATTCAAGCGTGAAGATGCCAACAGATATTGGAACAATGAAGGCAACTTCAAGGAAGGTGTGGGCAATACGCCACAGGAAGCATTGCGAAATTTCAAGAAGTAATGGCCAAGAAGAAGTACATTGAAACACCGGACAAGATGTGGCAGCTGTTCCTGGAATATGCTGCACATACCAAGGACCATCCGATAACTGTGAAGGATTTCATTGGTCCGAAAGCAATTACTGTGCATCGTGAACTTCAGAAACCATTGACGATGGAAGGATTCGAGAACTTCGTAGCTAACCAAGGATTGAACCATTTTCTTGATGATTATTTCGGCAACAAAAATGGAGCGTATGAAGAATTTTCCGCCATCTGTTCGCGTATACGTAAGAGCATCCGACAGGACCAGATTGAAGGCGGCATGACAGGTATCTACAACACAAGCATCACACAACGTCTGAACAACCTTACCGAAAAGCACGAAGTGACACATCGTGAGCAGCCATTGTTTGGTGATGATGAATGAATGATTTCGTCTATACAACAGCAATCCGCAAGATCCGCAAGCTGACCAAACGCAAGAAGGTCATCCAAGGTGGCACATCAGCAGGTAAGACATTCGGCATTCTTCCGGTCCTAATTGACAAAGCAGCCAGAATTGATGGCTTGGAAATTTCCGTAGTCTCCGAATCTGTGCCACATCTTAGGCGTGGAGCAATGAAGGATTTCTTGAAGGTGATGCAGATCACAGGCAGATACAATGACAGCAGATGGAATAGGTCACTATTGACCTACACATTCGCAAATGGTTCCTACATCGAATTTTTCAGCGCAGACCAGGAAGCAAGATTGCGTGGTGCCAGAAGGAATATTCTGTATGTGAACGAAGCAAACAATATTCCGTTTGAATCTTACTATCAATTGGCCATCAGAACATCAGACGAAATCTTCATTGACTTCAATCCAACGATGGAATTTTGGGCGCACACCGAAGTGTTGAAGGAAGATGATTCTGAACATCTGATTCTGACATTCAAGGACAATGAAGCATTGCCGGACACGATTCGCAAAGACATTGAGAAGGCAGAAGAAAAAGCAAAGACTTCATCCTATTGGCAAAATTGGTGGAATGTCTATGGTCTTGGAAGAATAGGAGCATTGCAAGGTGTCGTGTTCGATAATTGGAACCAATGTGATCAACTGCCAGACAACTACAGATGGCGATGCATTGGATTGGATTGGGGCTATACCAATGATGCAACTGCTATTGTTGAAGTAAGGCAAGCAGATGGCAAGCTGTGGATGCATGAAATACACTATGCAACAGGAATGAGCAACAAGGACATCAGCAATGTCCTGGATGGTTTCAAGGGCATTGAAATCATTGCAGATTCTTCTGAACCGAAAAGCATTGACGAACTGCGAAGGTATGGCCACAGAATACGTGGAGCAGTCAAAGGAAAGGACAGCATCATGTATGGTATCAACCAGATGCAGCAGGTGCCATTGATGGTGACATCATCATCAACCAATCTGATCAAGGAACTGCGTGGCTATGTTTGGCAGACTGACAAGACAGGTGCATCATTGAACATTCCTGTGGACCATTCAAATCATGCCATTGATGCAGCACGTTATTCAATTATGAGCAAATCAATGTCAACCGGTACCTATGCAGTCAGGTGATAAGATGACAAAACCAACAAAACTGTCAACCAATAAACTGACGAATCCACAGGAATGCCCTATCTGCCATAAGGTAGGATTTCACAAACTTAGCTGCACGAAAAACAACGCGAAGATTGTGATACCAATGGCTGTCATTCCAAAAATTGAAGCAGATGATTCCATTGGACAGACTTGAAAAGGAACTGAAAGCAATGACCTTTCCAGAGAAGGTGAAAATCAGCAAGTGTGAAGTTGTGACCAATGTGCCACAGATGATAGACAGCCACATCAAGATTCTCCGGAACAATCCAAGCAACAGGCTATTCATGCCATATTATGACAGATTGATGCTGCTGCGATTTGCAGTAGATACAAATTGACCATTTTGCTATTTAATTGAAAGACAACAGATGAACATCCTGGAAAGACTTGGACGTGTATGGAAGATGCAGGAAGCATACAATGACTATCCGCAGGCAGCTTCAGACAATGCAAAGAAAGCATTGCGATATGCAGAAAAGTATGGATGGAAAAGCTGTGGCACACCTGTTGGCAAGGCCAGAGCAAGGCAATTGGCAAAGCGTGAACCAATAAGCGTGGAGACAATTGAACGAA